ATGCAAATATTGCAGCCAAGAAAGCTAGAATTAAAGCAGGCTCTGGTGAGAAGATGCGCAAGGTTGGTTCTGCTGGTGCGCCAAGTGCTATGGCATTTAAACAAGCAGCCAAGACAGCCAAGCCTGTTAAGAAAGCAAAGAAATGAAGGGCGTTAAACATTACTTACCTAATGGCACAGAGTTCAAAGGTGCTACACATAAGATGGCTAGTGGATTATTCACAGGCAAAGCACACAGCAAAACTTCTGTTAAATTAGTTCACGCAAAAGACGTAAAGAAAAAATGAGTGCAGCTTGGCAAAAGAAAGCAGGCAAGAACCCTAAAGGCGGACTCAATGCCAAAGGTCGTGCATCATACAATAAAGAAACAGGTGGCAATTTAAAAGCACCAGTTAAGTCAGGTGACAATCCAAGACGTGCATCTTTCCTAGCAAGAATGGGTAATATGCCAGGACCAGAACGCAAACCTAATGGCGAACCAACAAGACTATTACTATCCCTAAAAGCTTGGGGTGCATCATCAAAAGCAGATGCAAAGACAAAGGCAAAGAATATCAGTTCACGCAATAAAAAATAATGTTAAAAATATTTGTAGGCTTTGATGGTAAAGTAGAACCAGTTGCATATCATGTCTTCTGTCAGTCAGTAATAGAACACGCAACTATACCGGTGAGCTTTACTCCACTAGCATTAAATACATTATCAGAATACAAAGAAACACACACAGATGGAAGTAATGCGTTTATCTACTCACGCTTCCTAGTGCCATACCTATCAGACTTTAAAGGTCTAGCCTTATTCTGTGATGGCGATATGATATGTAGATCAGATGTAGCAGAACTAATTAAAGACTATAATATCAATGAAGCTGTAAAAGTAGTTAAGCATCACTATAAGACAAAGCATCCTATTAAATATCTAGGTGCAAAGAACGAAGACTACCCATGTAAGAATTGGAGTAGCGTCATGTTATGGAACTGTGGTCATTGGTTAAACAAGCAACTTACACCAGAATTCGTTACATCTTCTAGTGGTAAGTACTTACATAGGTTTGCCTGGCTAAAACATGAAGACCAAGTAGGCGAGCTTCCTAAAGAATGGAATTGGTTAGAAACAGAACAAGCATATAACAAAGATGTTAAGTTAGTCCACCACACCCTCGGCACACCTTGCTTTAAGGATTATCAGAATACTGATTACGCAAAAGACTGGTGGCAGACTTACCATAGAATGATATATCCACTTACAGGACAAGACAAAGAGAGTGAATTATAATGGCAGGCTTACTTGAATACACAAAGAATGGTCAAGTAACAGAGCCACCACTATATCGTTTTATGAAAGGCAATGTTCAGTCTTTCTTAAACTCTATACCAGACCCTAGTGGTTTAACTAAAGAAGAACAGTTAAACATGGCTGCTAACATGAACCCAACAACAGGGTTATTAGGCACGTTCATAGGTAAAGGTTCTAAATTATGGAACTCAACAACAAATGATGTAGCTAAATCTTTAGAAAAAGAAGGCGTAGCACCTGAGACTATATGGTCACAAACAGGCAATGTAAAAGCTCCTGACGGTAAATGGAGACAAGAAATAAGTGATGAAAATTTAAAGTTTAATGAAGATGCTTATAAAGCATTTAGAAAAAAACGAGAATATCAAGGACAGCCTTTTTTAAATGCAAAAACTGATTTATATGACTTAGTTAGTCATCCAGAATTAAAAAAAGCATATCCAGAGTCAAAAGATATTGCGGTATTAAGAGGTAATAGTTATGACGGCGGTGGAAGTGCTAGTCCTGTTGAATGGGATTATATTAATTTAGGGATACCCATGTGGGAGCAAAGAGCTGCTCAAGATAATTCAGTTAAAAATACATTGGTACATGAATTACAACATCAAATCCAAGCTGGCGAAAATTTTGCTAGAGGTGGAGACACTAATATGTTTAATACAATTACACCTCCAAAAGATGTGCAAAAGCAATTAAAAATTGCACAAGATAAATTTGAGTCATTAATAGGCGGAAGTCCTGAAAGAATACAAGCTGTAGAAGATTACAATAAAATATTAGGAGAGGGAGATAAGTACTCTCCTTATGGTCAATATTTAAGGTTAGCTGGTGAGGCTGAAGCAAGACTTGCTGCAAATAGAATACCTTTAACACAAGAACAAAGATTACAATATTATCCTTATGCACAAGGACAATACGGATTAGATGTACCTTATAATGAATTAGTAGTAAAAGGATTATTGAAATAACAATAGAGGGCAACCAACCTAAGGGAGTTGCAAAACAATGGAAAACAATAAGAACTTTGATTTAATAGACACAGATTTATCAAAAGTAGAGAATCGTGGTGGTAGAAGAGAAGGTTCAGGTAGAAAGCCTGGCTCTCTTAACAAAATATCTGCTACAGCTAAACAAAACGTAATAGACGTATTTGAGCAATTAGGTGGCGTAGAACACATGACTAAGTGGGCGCAAGAAAACCCAAATAACTTCTATAACATATACTCTAAGATTATGCCTACTCAAACAGAGATAGGTGGTATAGATGGCTCAGATTTACCTTTAAGCATAGGATTAAGGTTTGTTGAACCCGATACCAAACCAGACTGAACCATTAGCTGACTTTCCTAAGAAGCTACAATTCTTATTTTACCCACATAGATACAAGGTAGCTTACGGTGGTCGTGGAAGTGGCAAGTCATGGTCTATGGCTAGGGCATTACTATTACAGGCAAGCAATAAGCCATTAAGGATACTGTGTGCTAGAGAAGTTCAAAGGTCTATTAAACAATCTGTTCATACTTTACTTAACGACCAAATACAGGCACTTGGGCTTGGTCCATTGTACGAGGTCTTGGAAACAGAAATTCGTAGTCGTAGTGGTTCAAGCTTTAGCTTTACTGGTCTTGCTACTAATACTGTTGAATCTATTAAGTCTTTTGAAGGTTGCGATATAGTATGGATTGAGGAAGCTCAGACTGTTAGTAAGAAGTCATGGGATATTCTTATACCTACAATACGTAAACCTAATTCAGAGATATGGGTATCATTTAACCCTAACATAGATACAGACGATACATACCAAAGGTTTGTAGTAGAACCACCAGAGAACGCTAAGGTTGTTAAAATAAACTATACTGACAATAAATGGTTCCCTGAAGTACTAGAGATAGAACGTCTACATAGCGAGAAGACTAACCCTGATTATGCAAACATATGGGAAGGTGATTGTAAAGCTGCTGTAGATGGTGCTATATACTCTAACGAGATACGTGAAGCACAAGAAGGTGGTCGTATAACAACTGTACCTTATGACCCTATGATGAAGGTTCATGTAGTAATGGACTTAGGATGGAACGACAGCATGTCAGTTATCCTATGCCAAAAAGGTATATCAGATTTAAGAGTCATTGGTTATATAGAAGATGACCACAGAACATTAGATAGTTATTCTGCACAACTAAAGAACCTATCATACAATTGGGGTACAATGTTCTTACCACATGACGGACAGTCTAAAGACTTTAAGCATGGTATATCAGCAGAAGAGATTATGAAGAAGTTAGGATGGGATATACGTATCGTGCCTAAAGCAGACATAGAGTCTGGTATTAAGTTAGCACGTATGAACTTCCACCGTATATACTTTGATAAGTCAGCACAAAGACTTGTTGAATGTTTAAAGAATTATCGCAGAAGTATAAACTCTGCAACCAACGAACCTGGTGCGCCACTACATGACGAATACAGCCATGGAGCAGACGCATTCAGATACTTATGTACCTCTATAGAAGCTATGAAGAACGAGTCATGGTCTAAAGAGAAGATACAATATAATACTAGAGGGATTGTTTAATGGCAAAGTTACAAGACATGGAAATCATAGCTCAGGTAGAACTTGAAGAGAGCATGGCTTATGGTGTCAATGACTCTTCACTATCTAATGATAGAGCAGATGCAATTGATTACTACCTAGGTCAACCCTTTGGTAACGAAGAGGAAGGTCGTTCACAAGTCATTAGCTATGACGTACAAGATACGATTGAAGCTGCATTACCACAACTCTTAAAAGTATTTGTAGCTGGTGATAAGGTTGTTCAGTTTGACCCTAGAGGTCCTGAAGACCAAGACGCAGCAGAACAAGAAACAGATTATATTAACCATGTTGTAATGGAAAAGAACGAAGGATTCAAGACATTCTACGTATGGTTTAAAGATGCACTACTTTCTAAGAATGGCTATGTAAAAGTCTATTCAGAAGATGAAGAAGAAGTAGAAGAATACGATTACAAAGGTCTAACTGACGCACAA